GCGCCTGCCACGAACCGACCTGAGCGGCCCACGTCCCCGGCGTGCCCGCCCACGTCGGATTAGTCGCGGGCGCGTTGGCCGCGATGTCGAGCACCGTGCCGCGCCGGACACCGGCCGCCGGGTCGAACGACAGCACCGCGCGCCGGGGTTCGAACGATTCGCCCGGCGTCGTGCGGCCCCACGTCACCGACAACGGCGCGAGCGCGTGACACGTCACGTCGACCCCGTCAGCGAGTACGCGCAGACCGTCGAGAGGCATTAGGCGAACCTCGGCCGACCGGTGCGCACGTCGGCACCGTGCACGAGCCGCTGCACAACGCGGGCGGTCCCGTGCGGGTCGAGCGGCTGATTGATGTTGACCACGACGTTGCGGCCCGACGACGCCGGAACGCGGGGAGCTGCACTCACGCCGCGCGCCGACGCGACGCCCGGTGCCGGGGTGTATGTCGGCGCGGCCTTGCCGAGACCGGGAATCTTCGGAATCTTCGGAATCTTGATCTTGCCGATCAGATCAATCAACCGCTCGATGATCGTCACGACCGGCTGAATCGCGCGCATGACGAAACCCCACGCCTTTGCGAGCCCGTCAAGGATCGGCCCGGCAACCGTCTTGATGCCACGGAACGCGGCAGTCAGGACGACGGTCAGCACATGCGCGACGGTCTGCGCGACGGTCAACCAAATCTTGATGTAGGTGCTGATTGCCCAAATGATCGGGCGAGCAACAACCATGATGACGCGCCACACGTTCGACAGCACCGCGCCGACGACGCGCGCGACGGTGCGCGCGGTGTTCATCACGGCGGCGAGTGCGCCCTGCACAATCGCGCGGAACGTGGCCGACTTCTTGTATGCGAGCACGAGCGCGGCAATCAGCGCGACGATGCCGAGCACAATCCAAGTGATCGGGTTAGCGAGCATCGCGGCGGCCATGGCCCAAAGCGATGTAGTCATTGCCATAGTGACGAGCGCGGCGGCGGCCTGATACGTCGTGTAGAGCTTTGTCGCCGTCGACACGACAACGACAATCGCGGCGATGGTGGCGAGCACACCGGCGAGCGCGACGAACAGAGTTGAGTTGGCCTGCGCCCACTGTGCAACGGTCATCATCACGCCGGACAGCACGGACAGCACCGGGAGCAGCGCGCCGCCAATGGACTCGTATGTCTCGTCAAGCGCCAACGTCATGCGTTCCTGCTTACCGGCGGCGGTGTTCGCGGCCTTGGCCGCGCTTCCCCCGGTCGTGCGCGCAAGCTCGGCGGTGATCTTGTTCATGTCCTTAGTGGCAAGCACGCCCTTATCGAGACCGGGCACGAGCTTGCCGAGCGCGCCGGTGTTGCCCGCGTATCCCTTGGCGAGCGCGGCGGAAACGCTGTTCAGATCCTTGCCGGTCGCGGCGCTAACGTCCATGGCGATTGACGCGGCCTCCTGCGCCTTGCCCACGTCGCCGGTTGCACGCGCGAGAGTTGCGAGCGCCGGTCGGAGCTGATCGTCAGTGACGCCGAGCGCCTTACCCTGCGCGGAAATCCAATCCTCGGTAGCGGACACCTGCGCGTCGGTGGCACCGGCCGACTTCTGCAATGCGTTGGCGAGCAACGCCTGACCGCGCGCGTCGGACGCGGCGGCCTGCGCGGCCTTAAACGCGCCGACCGCGAGCAGACCGAGCCCGGCACCGGCGGCAGCACCGGCGGCGGCCATGCGCTTGCCGGTGCTGCCCGTCTTGCCCGCGACCTTGTCCAGCTCGCGCGCAGACTGCGAGGCATCAGTGACCACCTTGATTGCCAGAACAGCGGCGCGGGCCATGGTGTATGCCTCATTTCTTGTTGAGCTTTTCGGCCTGTTCGTTGAGCACGTCGAGCACGGTCACGAGGTAGTCGTCGGGTTCGGCCTCCCACTGACTCGGCGTTGTGTTCGTGGCGACGGCAAGCTCACAGATCAGCCGGGCTCGTGACCCGGCGGGGTAGGGGTTACCTCGTCGTCCTCGTCGTCCTCGGACAAGTTGTGAACGTCGAGCGTCACCAGCTCGAAAGCGGGCAACGTCACGTCACCGGCGATCAGACCCTCACGACGCGCGGCAGACCACGCGAGGAACGTCAGCCAGGTAAACGGCGCAACCTGCGGCGTCGGCCACTTACGGCGGGCGGCCTCGCGTTCATACATCACGAGGTCGCGGTTGGTCGCCTGCACGGTGAACTCGGCACCGCCCTCCTGAACAATCGAGAGCAGCGGAGCGGAAAGCGTCGGCTTGTCGGCCATGATCTAGGCACCCTTCACTCGGTCGAGAATGCGCTGAACCTCCGCAACGAACACGGGGAACCAACGCGGTTCGGTTGACGCGGCTGCGTCTGCGAGCCACGGCTGCGCCTTGATGTTGTGCGCGGGCCAACCCCAATGCACGACGCCCGCGTAAGGGACGGCGGCGTAACCGGCACGGATGACGGACTGCGTCTTAGTGCCGGTGCCGCGCACCGTCGAGCCGAGACGGCCGGTGCGACGCGGGGCCGTCACGCGGCCGGTTGTCGCAACGACGTTGGCCGCCTCGGCGTGCGCGTCCTTGAGGTCTGACAGGTCGTCCCCGGCGGCCTTGAGCGACGCACGGAGCTGACGGCCGCCGACTACCTCGACGGTCGTCCCGCCGCGTCCCCCGTGCCGGGTCGTGACCATCGGCCTAGGCGTCGATGGGCAGGCGCTCGGACTGCGCGTCAGCGAGCGCGCCGCCGGTCTGATCGAGCACCGGGTCGCCCACGAACGACCATTCGAAATCACTCGTCATGTTGTCCCCGGCGGTGTCGCCGCCCACGTCCAGCGGATTGATGATGACCGTTCCGGTGACAACGGCGGCATCGACGGTGTTAGGCGTGAACGTCAGCGCGACTTCCTGCCCCTTGTTCTCCCAGGTGAACGCGACCAGACCAGCCGGGTCGCCCAAGTCCTGCACGGCCGTTCCCGAGAATGTCGCGGTGTATGTCGTTGCGCCGGGCACGGAGTCGCCGCACAGCGTCGGGGTGTCGTCGTCCTTGCTCGCATCCCACGCGACAACCGAGCCGGTGAGCTGACATGCGTAGTCGACTGCGGTGCCGACCTCGCCGAGCGTCAGCGTGCCGGGACCGAGCTTGGAATACTTGACGGCCATGATCGGCCCCTCTCTAATCGGTGACTGATGTAGTGACGAGCACGCGATACGCGGGCGTCGGATCGGGCGAGCCGGGCAACAGCAGGTCGACGCGCGTTGCGGAGTCGATGGGGATTACCTCGGTCACGTCGGCGAACAGGTCCGACAGACCGCGCGAGACGGCCGACAGACCGGGGTCACCGGCGATCAGGTCGAGCTGCCACACGACCTCCCACCCGTCGAGCCGGGCGGGCGTGATGGTCTGTTCGCGGACGATGACGCACGGCGGGTTAGCGTCGCGCGGGTCGAGCGTCGCGCGAATGCCCGCGTCGACAAACGCCGTGACAACCTCGGCGGCGGCGGCGTGAATGTCGATGTTCATTAGCCCACCCTCGGCGGTGCGTAATGGTCGAGCTGCAACAGCCGCGACACGTCCGGGTCGGTGCGGCCGACATACACCGCCGCATCGGCGAACGCCTCAATACCGCCGGGCGAGTTGCGACGGCGGTACAGCCGGGCGGCCAACATCGTTGCGCCCTGCGTGACGTTCGCCGGGACGATGGGTTCCCCGCCGTTGTTGACGAGCCCGCGCCAGATCGGGAGTGACACGACGTAGGCGTTGGCGGCGTCGGTCGCGGCCTGCGCAACGTCGTTGTCGTTGTCGTCGGTCAGTCGCAACCAGACCTTGACGGCCTCAAGCGTGGTCGGTGTCGCCATGTCGTTTGCCTCCCTTCGGTAAGGGCCCGGCCCCGCGCGCGTGCCGACAGGTGCGCGCGGGGCCGGGGGTCCGCTCCGCTACTTGCTCGACCGCGCCGACGCACCGGCGGCCTCGACCGGCGGCACGAACGCCGACTTGACGATGCCGCGCGGGTCAGTGATGAGCGCGTCGAAGTAGCCATACACCGCGTGATCGACACCGCCGCGAGCGATGTCGAGCGCCGACACGTCAAGCAGCTTTTCGCGGTACTCGACGGCGCGCTTGTCCGACGCGAGCACGGTGTTGCC